GATGAAAATATGTTGATCGAGCGTGAGCAATTTTGGATGGATCAGGAAGTAGATCCATACAATCGGAAGAGTGCAAAAGGTAATCATTTATCCGAGGAAAGCAAAGAGATTATCCGGCGTAAAGCAACAGGCCGCAAGCAGTCTCCAGAGACTTGTGCTAAGCGAGCAAAATCTCTGATCGGAAAGAATAAGGGGCACACGCACACAGACGCATTACGTGCATATCTTTCAGAGATTGCGAAGAAACGAGCTGCGGATGGTAAGCATCCACGCATCGGCTGTAAACACTCAGATGCCGCGCGGCGCAAGATGTCTGATTCTGCTCGTAAGCGAGCACCTATTTCCGAAGAAACCAGACGACGTATGTCAGAAACAAATCGCAATCTACAACATAAACTCCCGGCTTCGGGATTTAGGGGTGTCCATGCTCATAAAAATGGTACAAGTTTCTATGCGCGTACCAGCAGGAATGGGCAATCTATTCATATTGGAACCTTCCCTACTGCGGAGGAGGCTGCGGCAGCAGTGCAAAAGGCTTTGCAGTAGAGTCTCTGGTAGTCGGTGATTCTATGAAGACGATCAGCTCGCAGCTCCTGGCATATCTGCTGTCGACCGATGTGGAGAGTACCTATCTCGTCGATCTGATAACAGTAACGCTGCAGAGCGGCCTGACCATATACATCACGGATGGCCAACTTGCCATTACCTATCTCGGCAACCGCTATGAGCCGACGAAGTGGGGCGGATGGCGTTGCGAGGGAACGACGACGGGGCTTGGCATCATGTCCGCATCGGCAAAGATCACGGTCGTCGCCGATGCAACGATCCTGATGCCAAACTGGGATGTACCTATCCTCGAGGCGATGCAACTCGGCCTCTTCGATGCGGCCGGTATCTCCATCCTCAGCATGTACGGATCATCCTATGGGGAGACGGATCTCGGTCCCGTCGTTCGTTTTGCCGGAACGATTACGGAGATCAAGCCGACAGGCCGCACGATGGCCGAGGGAGAGTGTAAGCCGGACACCTTCACGCTGAATCAACCGATGCCGCGACGTGTTCTCCAGCCTGGATGTGGATGGATCTTCGGAGACGCCGGATGCACGATCAACAAGGCCACCTACACGGTCACGAATACCGTATCGCCGCTTTCCAACAATAGCGTCATCACGCCGGCGACGGCCTTCTCACAACCGGACGGGTACTACACGCAGGGCGTCATCACGATGACCAGCGGTCGGAATACCGGCCTCGCCGGCTTCGTCCAGCTTCACGTCAATGGAGCGCTGCAGCTCAACAAGCCATTTCTCTTCCCCGTCGCCGCCGGTGATGCCTTCTCCGTAGTCGCTGGATGCGATCACTCCATGCAGACGTGCCTACAGAAGTTCGATAACATTCCAAATTTCTCGGGAACTCCATACATCCCGAATTACGAAACTGCAGTTTAGGTTCTGTTGTAATATGTGGCCATGAGCCACAAATCTAACCTATCGCTTCCGGAACGTCGAAAGCTCGCTCGCGAAAAGCTCCTCGCAGCCGGTCTTTGTGGAAGATGCGGCAAACGGCGACGTATCAAAGCAAAGAGCCTGTGTCGAAAATGCACGAAGGACTCCAAGGCTTACTATGACCTGAACAAGGCGGCGATCATTGTTCAGGTTGTCGATCGACAGAAGAAGAACAGGATTGCGACTCGGATCTACCTCCGCGAATATGCGCGCAAGGCCCGACTTCGCGCCATCACCAAACTAGGCGGCAAGTGCGTAAGGTGCGGCTTCTCAGATCATCGCGCACTCCAATTCGACCATATCAATGGCGACGGATACGCCGACAAAACCAAGGACGGCCGGCGGCTGTCCGGCATTGCTCTACTGAAAAAGATACTGGCGGACAAAGCCGGAAAATATCAACTTCTCTGCGCTAACTGCAATTGGATCAAACGCTGGGAAAACGAAGAGCATGGCGGCCTCGACGGCATTCGAGCAAAGGCGGAGGCTGGCAATGGACGAAAAGGAGCAGGCACAGCGCACGGCGGTCATCGCGGAGGCGCATACCTGGATCCATACTCCATTTGTGCATCGCGCAAGAATCAAGGGGAAGCGCGGCGGCGTGGACTGCGGACAGATCCTCGCCGCGGTCTATGAAAATGCTGGGGTCGTGGCGCATGTAGAAACGCCGGAGTATCAGATGCAGTGGGCGCTTAATCAGTACCGCGAACTGTATCTGGCGGAGCTGCTGAAGTACACGCGCGAGATACAGGAGGCCGAGGCGCTCCCTGCCGATATCGTCGTCTATAAGGTCGCGCATACCTATGCTCATGGCGCCATCCTTCTTGCTCCCTGGCCTGGAATGATCATCCATGCGATCAATGGCCTCGGTGTCCAATACTCGGACGCGAGCAAGGAGGGATTCCTGCGATCCGTTACGAAGCGCGCCGGTGCTGTACCCTGTCGCTTCTTCTCTCCCTGGCCTGTAGCTCCCGAGAACCTCCCAAAGTAGGTGGATGATATATGAGCCTCCTCGGTAGCAATCAGAACACGACTCCGCTACTCCATAGCATCCCGCTGACGCAGAGCCTCGCCGGCATCTGCATCCCGATCGTCTATGGTCAGAATCGAGTCACTGGCAATCTACTCTGGTTTGGCGACTTCAACAGCCAGCAACCATATCAGTCAGGCGGAAAGGGACTCGGTAAGGGCGGTACATCCTACGAGTACTATGCCGCTGTCCTCGTCCTCCTCTGTTGGGGGGCCATCTCCGGCATCCATAATATATGGGGAACGAATGGACAGCTCGCGTTGCAAAGTACCAGCGAGCCATATACCGTCCCATCGGCCGGCGGATCCTACACGGTCTATAACGCCGCGGCCTTCAATGCCGATCAGGGCGTCGCCGCCTCTCAGCCATACAGCTATACGGCAAATGACTACGGATCGCCTGGTCCCGTTACGGCGAGCGGCGTCACGCAGGTTGCGTTGGACAAGAATGCCGGACAGTACACGCAGACGGGACCGACCTACGTCTTCCCGCCAGCGCTCGGCGGCCAGACGGTAACGATCAGCTACTCATACTCGCAGTACACGCTGAATGAGACAGAGGACGACATCATTCCGCTGACCTCTCCCTTTGAGATCACGGTACAGTTTCAGCCGCAGTTTACGGGCGACGGCGGCGTTATCTTTGTCAACACAGGTGTATCGCTGACAGCCGTTGGTGGATCGCCCACGGTATCAGGAACCTACAATCCCAACGGAGGAAACTACCTATACGCGCCGGCGGATGCTGGCAAGGCAATCGCGATCAACTATACATGGCAGCAGTCGAACTCCAATGTCGATCCGGCATCAACGCTAAACTTTACACTGCTGACGGGCGAGCTCGGGCAGGCGGCCTGGACATACCTGACATCGAACCATCTCTCGCAGGCACTCCAGTACAGCGGCCTCGCTATGATTGGCGCTCCCGATATGGATCTCGGCCAGGGTGCGCAGATGCCGGACTATAACTATGAGGTCGTCTCCGGCTTCCAGTTTGGCGGCGGAATACTCGATGCGGATCTGGCCGTCATAATCCAGGACTTCCTCCAGAATCAGATCTATGGGATAGGATTCACAGGCACGATCGGATCAAGCCTGATGACGATCGCCAGAAACTACTGGAATGCAAATAGCTTCTTTATCTCTCCCATTCTGAATGCCTCGCGGCCAGGCGCGGAGATTATCGAGGAGTGGTGCGAGGCCGGCAATACAGGCATCTACTGGTCCGAGGGAGAGATTAAGTTCATTCCCTATGGCGATACAACGCAGGTAGGCAATGGTTATCAGTTTACGCCGGCGACGGATCCAGTCGTCGATCTCAATGATGACGACTTTATCGCCGATGCGAATGAGGATCCTGTCAAGATCGATCGGACGCCCTGGCAGGATGCATTCAATGAAGTCAAGGTACAGTTTTCAAACCGCCTGAATAGCTACAATCCTGGAACCATCGTCGAGCAGAATGACTGGGCAGTCGCGACGTATGGCCTGCGGCCGGAGGGACAGAAGGACTATAGCTTTATCTGCACCATTCCAGCGGCCACCTTTGCCGCCAATCTTCGTCTAAAGCGCCTCGTCAATATCCGCCGGACATACAGCTTCCGGATCAGCGGGATCCGGTATTCATTCCTCGATCCGATGGATCTGGTGACGCTGACCGATGTCGCGCTCGGTCTCGAGAAGGAGCCGGTACGGATCACTCAGATCGAGGAGGATGAGCAGCGAATCTATACGATCACGGCTGAGGAGTTTCCCTGGGGAACGGCGACGGCGACGATCTATCCGAAGCAGTCGAATCTGCCTCCTCCGCCTCCTCCGCAGCTTGTTGAGCCTGGCGCAACGACGGTCGTCGACATCTTCGAGCCGACGCAGCGCGTAGCAACGACGCTCGCCAACTCCCCCTATCAGATCTGGATGGCGCTGAATGGCGGTCCCAACTGGGGTGGATGCCAGGTATGGGTTTCCCTGGATGGGACCAGCTATCAGCAGCTCGTCCCTATACAGACGGGACCATCGCGCGCTGGTACGCTGACCGCATCTCTACCATCGGCGGCCTCGCCAGATACGACGAACACGCTGGCCGTTGCAACCTCTGGCCAGCTATTCTCCGTCAGCCTGGCGCAGGCGCAGGGGCTGGCCACGCTCTGCAAGGTTGGTACTGAGTATCTGGCCTATCAGAATGCAACGCTGACGGGCAGCAATGGCGGTCAGACGAATAACTACAATCTGACATACCTACTCCGCGGCGCCTACAGTACACCTAACGTCGCGCATGCATCGGGCGAGAGCTTTATACGCCTCGATAGCCAAATCTATCAGTACAGCTTCGATCCATCGCTCTCCGGCAAGACGATCTACTTCAAGCTTCCGGCCTTCAATCTGCTCGGCAATCAGCAGCAGGCGATAGGGGATGCGACTCCCGTACCGTTCACGATCGCCGGAAACATCACATCGACGAACATGATCGTCGACTCCGTTGATGCCATCGGATCGGCCACGATCAGGATCTATCAGAAGGGAAATCCGGTCGGTACGGCCGGATCAGCCACGCTAGGGAATGGCGCGCATATCGCGCTGCCGGCCGCATCGCAGACGGGCGAGACGCTGAATACAACCTACTATGTCAACTGGAATCCGACCTCCTCGGCTTATGTCTACTACACCAACCAAAATAGTTGGCTAAACGACCAGATTACGAATAACTACATCAACATCGGATCGACGACGACGCCATCGATGTTTACGCTGATCCCGCTGATGGGCGGCGGTACGATGGCGATCGGCGCGGGAACGGGAGCGTATGGATCGTCTATCCCGCTGCCTGCCGGATTCTCGGCCGCAAATATGCTGGCATGGACGACACCCTGCATTGGATATAGTCCATCGATACAGATAAACGGCGTTCTGCAGTCCACTGCATCTGGTGGCGTTCTCTCGAGTCAGTATCAGTACAGCATCGGAGGCGGCCTGAATGCCTCCTCAAACTGGACTGCCGCAGCCTGGACCGCCGGCGCGGCCATAACAATCACTACATCGGGCGGATACACATACGTCGAATTCACAACAGCGAATGGGGATAATCTCTGCGTCATCTGCGGCAATGGCGTAACGAATGCTCCACCGACGGGTATACCGGCCGGATTCTCTGCCTCGCAGTTTGTAGGGATCACCGGCATGGCAACGACGTCGTCTACCGGCCATGTTCTAGAGGTTATCAATGCGGATGCGCATCTCGGCCTCGGGTCGATGGTCATGCTGTACTGGGATGGAGCGGGAAACCGATGGGACGGCAATGGTAACGTCTTCGGACTGCTCTGGCAGACAGGCGGAGGAGTTACAGAGGCACCTGTATCTGGTACGGCCTATGGTCCAGGATCCGTCATCACGATACCGCTTCCGAACGGACACTCGGTCGGCCTTCTGCAAACGATCATTGCCAGCGGTTCAAGCTTCCCGATTCCATCCAACTTTGTAGGCGGCGGATTGGTTACGGCAACCTCCTTCATGCTCCAGTCCACTAGTCCAGGCGGCAATATATCGCATGGTTCGATCGCCAATCAGTGCGCCGGAACTACCTATACCGGCACGATGGAGGATGGCGGTGGTCATCAGTGGAACTTCTACGGCAACATCCTCGCAGTACTCAACACATAGAATGAGGAAATGGTTATGATCAGAAAACTCCTACCCTTCCTGGCCATCATCGCTATCAGCTCGCTCTGCCATGCGCAGGCGTACACGGCGATTCAGGCGACAAATGTACGGGTCAGTATCAGCGGATCCTCGGGCAATCCTCCGTCCGGATCCACGCTCTGCTTTCTCGGCACGAACTATGCCGGCGC